CTCTTATTTTTGTGTATATGGAAGAAGCACATATTTATATTTATGGTGATGTTGGTTATTGGCAGTCAAAAGACGCACAAGATTGGGGGGAAGTCACACTTTCTTCAGTGAGAGATCAATATGAATCTCAGAAAAACGCTGAATCAATTACGCTTCATATCCATTCCCCAGGCGGTTATGTTACTGAAGGGTTTGCAATTCACGACTACATCAGAAGTTTAGGAAAGCCAGTGACAGCAATTATTGAGGGGATGTGTTACTCCATAGCAACAGTAATTGCTCTGGCAGGAGATAAAAGGGTTATGACTTCAAACTCTGACTTCATGATTCACAACCCTTGGGGTATGACTGGTGGTGACAGTAATGAGGTTCAGAAATATGCGGATGATCTTAAAAAACTAGAACAAAAAGTTGCAGACTTCTATGCAGCAAAAACAAATATAACTTCAGAAAGGGCACTAGAACTGATGAAAGCAGAAACTTTTATGAGCCCAGAAGATGCTTTAAAAGAAGGATTTATTACAGAAATAGCAACCGTCATGAAGGCAGTGGCATATTACAAACCAAAAAAAAAGGAACAAATGAGCAAAGAAGTATTGACAAAAAAAGAAGCTGAATCTATGTTAGGGAAACTAGGTGATAGAATCAAAGCTTTCTTAGATCCTAAAGTCAAAAATAAATTGATACAGGATGCAACGGGTGTTGAATTGGATTTTACGGCACTTACAGACGAGCAAACACCCGCAGTAGGTGACCTTGCATCCGTGGACGGAGTAGCTGCTGAAGGAGAATACCTTTTACCAAGTGGTGAAACCTATGTATTTGCAGAAGGCGCACTGACAGAAATAAAAACAGCAGAGGAAGATGACCCCGAGCAAATCACAGATTTAAAATTGCAAATCAAAAGTCTTAAGAAAAATCTTTTAAATGAAAAAAGTAATGTAAAAGCATTGAAGAAAGAAAACAAGAGTTTCAAAAACGTATTAGGGGATTTACAAAAAGAAATTAAATCAGTAAAGAAATCAATTGGTTCAGATTTCAAACACGACACCAAGAAAAAGAATTTAAAACCACAAGAGCAAGGATCACGAAAACTTTTCAAAGACTAATTACAAACATATAAAAATTACAAACAATGGCATTATTTGATTTATCGGGATTAACAATGAATCCCTCAGAAGTAGATGACGTTTCAAAATCAGTTTTTGAACTCGTCATAGAAGAAAGCGGTTTAGCCGAGCATCACGAAATTGAAACAGGGGTTGTAAGAAAAACGCAAATAGCGTTTATCGGAAACCCTGGACTCGTTGGTAAGGTGCAAACGGATTGTGACAGAAAAATTGATGACTTTAACATTCCAATCACTCAAAAATACTGGGAGCTTGTGACTTTAGGCATTCGATTAAAGCACTGTGCAACTGATGTAAATGCACTTTTAAAGCTTTTTAAGAAAGCATCACGTATGAATCCAGATTTTTACGACCGAATTGGGAGTCAAGAATTAGGTTTGGTTGTTTCTAAACTAGAGCAAGCGATTAAACAAATGCTAAACAGATTAGTTTGGTTTGGAGACACAGCAGCCTCGAATGTTTCAAAAGGTGGGTCGATTAAGAACGGAATTGACATAGCGTACTTTACGCCAATAGACGGATTGTTTAAACAGATTTTTGCAGATGTCCCGACAACAGCGAGCAACTATGTAAAAATATCTGAAAATGACGGGGCATCTTATACTACTCAGGAATTAGCAGACGACAAAGCACTGACTATTTTTAGAAAGATGCATAATGCAACAGACGCTCGATTTTATCAAGCGATCTCAGGAGGCGCACAGCCTAAGCTATTTGTGACCAGAGAGCTAATGCAGAACTATTGGAACACTTTAGAAAACAAGTCTTTAAACTTCTCATTAGCAGAAACTACGGACGGAACAACAAAGATGTCATACAGAGGTATTCCAATTATTGTTCGATACGATTGGGACGAAAACATCAGAAGCTATCAAGACAATGGGTCGACATTTAATCTTCCAAACAGAGCGATTTTAACATTAAAGGAAAACATTCCTGTGGCAACCTTGTCTGAATCTGATTTAGATACAGTAACGTCATTTTACGTGCAAAAGGATAAGGCTAATTACATGGATGTAGATATGAATTTAGATACTAAGCACTTACTGGAATACTTCACTGTAGCAGCATACTAACGGAATTTAACAAAAAAAAATAAAAGAAACTATGGGATGTTTTACAGATAGATTAGCAGGAGATATAATCGTCAATTGTGACCACTTAGGAATTGGAGGCGTCGAGGACGACGTGGTATTAATTCCACACAACGACCTTGACAAAACAGCGAGTCCTATGAACTCATCAAACAGAATGTTGTTTGACGACTTCGCTTGTAAGTCAACAAAAACAGGGTTTTTGTTGTCAGGAATTAAACAAGTTCAAGGCTTCTTGTCTGAATTTGTGCCAGGCTCAGACAGCTTAGACAAGTGGCGACACGTATTTGATGGAGTGATTGCTTCACCAACAACAGCTAACCGCTTACAAGTGTCTAAACTTGCAAAAGGAGAACCTTATGTGGTGGTTCTACGAAGACGTTTTAAAGGAAATGACGGAGCTGATGAATTCTTAGTCTTAGGATGGGATGCAGGCGTTTACATCACGGTAATGACTGAGAATTCCAGAGAGCAAGACGGCATGATTAAGTTTACTCTGTCTTCAAAAGATGAATCTTTAGAATATGACATGGTTCGTAACTTACTAGATACTGACAATGCAACAACGTTGACATCATTTAACAACAAGTTTGCGACGTCTTAATGATGAATTGGTTAGGACTGGATAAGGAAACCATTTTTAAAGACAATGACGCTGATGGAAATAGGTATCTGAATCAATTCTTAAGGGACTATGAGCGGATTTTCAACATAACAGACTTTAATGCAGGCTGTGAAAAGTGTCTCAATGACTATTACATTAAACTTATAACACATTTAGAAATGGGAAACACAACAGAACCTAAAGAATATCAACTTAAACCAAAATATAACGGAATCCCGTTAAAATTTGGATCTTCAGTAATGGTAACAAACACCAATATTACAAAGGAGTACGCTAAATTTCTTATTAAAAACCACCCACGTGGAGAGGGGTTATTTAATGTATTGCCAAAGCCAGAAGTTAAAAAGCCTAAAGCAACGGCAACAACCAAAAAACAGTCACCTACCAAAAATGACTAAAAATGGGCAGAATGAATGCGGCGTTTTTACAGATATTTAATAAAACACCTAAGTACGATAAGACAAAGAAAGTACATTTAAACGGGGTAGATAACAACTACCCCGATCTTGTAGAAAGTATTATATCTGAATCGGTGACGGCTTCCCGATGTGCTAAATTGATGGCGGATTACATCTCTGGAAAAGGTTTTGGAGAAGTGCCTAATCAGAAAGTCGTCCACAAAGAAAAACAAACCACACTTTTAAAATTCTGTCAAGATATTTCAGAATCTATTGCAGAACACAACGGCGTTTTTATTCATTGTAATTATAACGCTAATTACAGCATCATGGATATGGATGTGCTTCCACTTCCAGACTGCCGAGTCGGAAAGAAAGATGGAAATGATTACAGTGGCAAGATACTAACATGTAACGACTGGGGCGACAACAAAAAAGTAAAAGATGCCACTGTTGTGGATGTTTACAATTCAGATAAAAAAATAATCGAAACGCAAATAAAAGCAGCTGGAGGGATTAATAAATACAACGGTCAAATACTATATTTCAGATTTGGAAAATACACCTACCCCCTAGCCCCTATCCATCCTTGTATAAAGGATGCTGAAAGCGAAACGCAAGCTGCTATTTATAAACATACGTCGCTTAAAAAAGGGTTCTTTGGAAAGACTTTAGTCGTCACAAAACCGATGGTCGATGCCAATACAGATGACGAGAATTATAATGAGCAATTAACGCAGAGAGAAAACTTTAGAGAAACGATTAAAGATTTTGTAGGGGTTGAAAACTCGGACGGTGTGTTGCACTTGGAGATGGAATTCAACGGCGATTCCATAACGGATGAATTATTATTTAAAAACATTGACAGTAACATTAACGACAAACTGTTCGCTCATACTGAAAATTCAGTAAGTGACAACATTAGAATGTGCTTCAATAATATACCAGCAACGTTAATTCGTTCACAAGACGGTAAACTGTTTGGGTCGTCAGGACAGGCTATCAATTCAATGAAAGAGTTTTACCAAGAGCAAACAAATAAAGAGCGTATGATCGTGAACGAAATCGTCAATAAATTGATGGTGCATTTTGTAGATAAAGAAGAAGGCTTGAAAATAATTCCTTTAATAACTCCTAAAAAAACAGAAGATGTTAATTAGCAGAACTGACATAGCGTTATACAGAGAAATCGCCAGAGGGGTTCGGCAGGACAAGATCAACCCCTACATTGACGATGCTGAAGCATTGGATTTAAAACCTTTGCTAGGTAACTCTTTGTTTTATGACTTAGTCAAGAACGCCGCAACTAAAAAATACACAGACCTTTTAGAGTCTAAAGAATTTGACGTAAACGGCATTACTTATAAGCACGTGGGGCTGATAAAAATACTCGCAATTTTTTCAGATGCTCGATATAAATTGTTTGGATCAATGACAGACACGTCTTTTTCATTGGTAGAAAAAAACTACGAAGGCAGCACGCCAGTGTCACAAGCTTCAAAGTCATCTTATTACAAATTAAATCAACAAATAGCAACGCAATATTTTGCAGACGTTGCGCTCTTTCTTGACAATAATAAAACGGACTACCCTTTATGGAAACAAGGGTGCGGGAGCCGTCCGATTGGAACTTTTAGAATTTCAAAAATAACATGACATATACGTTTGTTAACATATCGCCCACACAATTCACTATAAACGGAAGGGAATTATACAAGACTTTCATTCCTGTTTTATTAAATGCAACTCATATACGATTACAAAGTGCTTATGACAGTCAAACTGTATTAGTTTCAAAAACACACGTATCTAATTTTATAGTTGATGGCGTTGCCTATGCGAACTCTACCGCACTAAACACGGCTATATACACAGTTTTGTTTTCAAAAGAGGCGACAGCAGCTGTTAGTAATGGTCAAATAGAATTAAACAGACTAGCAATTATTAGCTTGCAAAACAGTAAGTCAAACATTGGTCACACACACGACAGTCGCTACTATAAAAAATCAGAAATAGATATATTTATTACGAATATAGTTTCGCAAAGCGATTTACTAGCCAAAGGTGAAGTAGATGGTGACCTCATAAAATTCAGGAAAGCGGATAATACACTTGTTTTTTCTATCAACGCCGAATCATTCACAAGTCAAGGGACTTCAGTAGATTTCAATAACGGGGTTTTAACTCTTAAAAACGAAAAGGGCGAGGTGCTTTCTACTACAGAGGTCAAAGCAATAGAGACGTATTACGACGAGTTCAAGTTTAATTCGGGAGTTACAGACGACCTAAGTGACCTAACTCTTACAGAGCCTTTTGAGCTGATAAGAACAACAGGCGACTTGTACTTTTTTGTCTCAAATACCTCAAACGTTGAAAATTTCAGCGATAGTAGAATATACATAAATGAGATAGAACTTTTTGCTAACCTATCTGATCCTACAATTACAACGAATTCTTTTTTTGCGTGGCAATTAACAATACCTAGTGAGTATTTTATAGACGGAAACTCATACACTTATAATATTTGGGACAGAAAAATCGAAACTGATGAAAGAAAAAAAATAATCATTGAAGGAAACCGCTTTGAACATGTGCCAATTGTAGGAAATGATGGCAGTAGTTTTAAAGCAGGAGACTTAGCGATTAATGGATGGATAAATCAAACAACTTACGGTAAAATATTGTCTTATGTTTCTGGCGATGCTACAGAAGTAGGATCATGGGAAATAATAGAACAAATCTAAAAACATTAAATATGAAAATCCTTTTAAAACTAATTATAGTACTCATTTCTTTAAATGTAGGGGCGCAAATAACTAACAAGCCCTCAAAGTTTGAAAACGGTATCTATCCGACAAAAGTATTTATAGGAGCTTCAACACCTAACTCCTTTAACTCTACAATATTTCAATCACAAATTGAAAACTCATTACTTGGTGGAAATCTTGCAAACTCATTTAAAAGTATTGAAAGAATAAAAAACCCTACAGGAACAGGCTATTACTTTGGATCACATTATACAATTACAAGGTCTGGAACAGATAATGAAACAGGCACTAAAGGGATGTTTTTAGATACTAGAAAAACAGGGGATTTTAATTCTTTAGTTTTATATGGAATTGACAATGAAGTTCATTTAACAGGTGGAGGAACAACTTCGTTTGCTATAGGAGTAGCGAGTGACCTTAATATATTAGGGTCAAAAGTTCAAGATATTAATTATTTAAGAGGTAATGATGGAGCTGTTACACTAAATAACAAGAACGCAAAATCAAATTATACACAAGCGGCACACCTTGCTGTAAATTTACAAGCAGGGACAATTAAAGAATCGACTGAAGTATTGTTTTTGGATTTTGACGTCTCAAATTCAAGCGACTTAAATGTTTTAGGCGATGTCACCTATCTTAGAGGTGGCGGTGGTAGTGATATACGAAATTTAGTATTGCCTACGGGAAAGAAAAAAAGGTTTATTTGGAATGAAGGGGCTTCTTTAGAGTCCGACTTTGCAGGATTAGTTAATTATACAGGGACACTTGGATCTTATGATACTGCTAGTGATAAAGCTCTTGTTAATATTGAGTATCTAAACTCTCTTAATTTAACAAATGGAACTGACGGTCAAGACGGTACTGACGGCGCAAAGGGAGATAAAGGTTCAACAGGCGCAACTGGAGCTACGGGTGCAACAGGTGCTAAAGGAGCAAAAGGAACAACGGGCGCAAAGGGAGATAAAGGTACAACAGGCGTAAAAGGAGATAAAGGTTCAACGGGTGCTAGAGGAGCAACAGGCGCAACGGGTGCAACGGGTGCTAAAGGATCAACAGGCGCAAAGGGAGATAAAGGAGATAAAGGCGCAACTGGAGCTAAAGGAGCAAAAGGAGATACTGGCATAATAACAGGAACGACAAACTACATATCAAAATTCACTGATTCTGGCACACTTGGAGACAGTCAAATCTTTGACAACGGTACAAGTGTCGGAATCGGGACGACTAATCCTACCTTAGGTAAATTACAAGTTCAAGCAGCTACAGGAAGCGTAGGTTTTAATGCAGGTACTAGCTCTTCTCCTGAAAGAGGTAACCTTTATTTTGATACAGATGGTTCAGGTTGGAAATTTAATATTGGTAAATCGCAAAGTGGAACTTTTAGCCCATTAATGACATTTGAAGACAACGGCAAAGTAGGTATAGGGACGGATAGTCCTGATGAAAAATTACATATTTACACCACCTCATCCGAATCAAATTCACAGCTCTTCTTAGAGTCGGCGGATCGTTATGCCAGTATGCGTATGAAAGATGATAGTGGAGGTGTTATTGTGCAAAATGATCAAGGTGATTTACGTTTAATTACTGGCTATGATGCGTCTATGGCAAATGGTTCAGAAGCTATGAGGATTAAAGATAACGGCAAAGTAGGTATCGGGACGGATAGTCCATCTGCTAAATTAGAAGTTCAAACTGCTTCATCGGAAGAGATCACTACAGGATTACTTATTCATAATAATGTGTCTTCATCGTCATCTGCTGGAAATGGAGTTGGCATTGTTATGGGTAGAGCAGGTGGAAGATACTCAAGTAAAATAGCTAATGTATGGACGAACAGTAATCCTTCTTACCTTCAATCAAACATAGCGTTTTACACGATGCATAATAGTTACCTCGCTGGTAGCGAGACCGAAAAGATGCGTCTAACATCGGATGGTAAAGTAGGTATAGGGACGGATAGTCCTGATGAAAAATTAGATATTGAATCAATTTCAGGAGATGCTAGAGTTAGATTAGATGCACCATCTGGAAGTGATACGGAAATTAAATTCTTTAATGCAGGTGATGCTCAATATACAATAGGACACGATGATGCTACAGATAATTTTGTAATTGGTACTGTAAATGTTGATAAGCCTAAAGTTTCAATAAACAAAGCAGGCGACGTAGGTATCGGAATAAATAAACCTTCCGACAAGCTTCATGTTGCAGGAAGTGTGCGTATCACAGGTGCGCTTAAAGATGCAGGGAACGTAGCAGGCAAAAATGGGCAGATATTAAGTTCTACAGGATCAAGTCTTAAATGGATTGATGCTCCTAGTGATGGCGCAACGGGCGCAACAGGTGCTAGAGGATTAACTGGAGCTAGGGGCGTAATAGGTTTAACGGGATTAACGGGTTTAACTGGAGCTAGAGGAGCAACAGGCGCAACGGGTGCAACGGGTGCTAAAGGATCAACAGGCGCAACAGGTGCTAGAGGTTCAACAGGAGCTAGAGGAGCAACAGGCGCAACAGGCGCTATGGGCAAAAAAGGAGATAAAGGTTCAACAGGAGCTAGAGGTTCAACAGGTGCTAGAGGCGCAACAGGCGCAACAGGCGCTATGGGCAAAAAAGGAGATAAAGGTTCAACAGGTGCTAGAGGCGCAACAGGCTCTAGTGATGGCGACCACTTAGGAAGTCATATTGCTACTAAAGACATAAGACTTAATGGTCACTCGTTAAGATATGGATCATCACCCCTTGGTGGTTTTGATATAAGACCACACAATGGTGTTGTTATTCGTACTAATGGTAATGATAGTAATGAACCAGCACTACGAGTTGAAGGAGAAATATTTAGTATGGGGAACATTGAAACCCAAGACTCTTTTATTATGCTGGACGAGTCCAAGTCTATACGTTATAAATTAACAATTAAAGACGGTAGATTAAAGATCACTCCTTTAGGATTCAATTAATTAAAAACGGTGAATTAGTCATCACAAAAATATAATAATAATGAAAATTAAAGCCTTATTCGCATTGATAACATTTCAATCGACTTCTACCCTAGCAAAACATTTAGGTCAGGGTGAAGTCATACTTGAAGCAAGCGTCATAAGTGCATTATGTATTCTGGGGTTTGTAGCAGTATTATACTCAGTGCAAAAGGAATTTAAAAAGTCGGATGTGATGCGTGGTATTGTGTTAGGAGTATTTATGGGGTTTATGAGTCAGGTTATGGTTTATTTCTGGGCTTCTAAACAAGGGATTATAATTATTGGATGTATTGTTATTTGTATGTTTCCAAAGGACTTTATAAAATTAATGAAACGCAAAATTGAGAATACCCTAAAAAGCTAAATCATGTCAGAAATACTAACATTTTTAACGGAACAAAACAGATTAACCCTGCCCCTGTTTATAGTTAGTATAATTTCAAGTTTGTTTGCAATTAACGGTATATATAAATCTATTGACAATCCAAGATTGTATTTAACGCTGAGTATGATTTTAAGCATTAATTTAATGTTAAACATTACGTATTTATCACAGGGTTTGCTGTATAACATCTGCCCTATTTTTACATCAATATCATGCTTTATGCTGTGTCATGCATTACAAAGAAATAAGAAAATTTAAAAACAACAAAATGGAATATTTAATAGAATTTTTAGAAAAGAACATTGATAAATATCTATTTGCACTTATTATACTAAGTGGCATATTTATCACTAAATACACAAAAACAATTAGAAAGATTAGAGTAACGTATAAAGTTTTAATCGCCTCAACAATAATTTCAATAATTACATTTTATATTAATGAATGTGATTTTAGTTGTTTACCTAAGTATGTAATGACTTACACATTTGCAACTTCGTTTTACGAAATATTTGTAAGGAAAATAAAGGCTCTAATTTCAAATAAGTTAGCTGAAAACTAATGAAACATCTACTAATTGCACTGGGTGAGTTTGGAGTTAAAGAAATTATAGGAGGTAAACATAACCCTAGAATCTTAGAATACTTTAAACTAATGGGGCATAATTGGGTTACAACAGATGAAACGGCATGGTGTAGTGCATTTATTAATTGGGTTTGTATAAAGGCTAATTTACCATATTCGGGAAAATTAGATGCACGCAGTTTTTTAGGGATTGGAGTCGAAACTTGTAATCCAAAAATAGGTGATTTATCGGTGTTTTGGAGAGAAAACCCCAAGAGTTGGAAGGGTCATGTTGGAATTTATATTAGAGAAACAAAATACTGGATCTATGTGCTAGGCGGCAACCAAAATAACCAAGTATGTATCAAGGCGTACCCAAAAAGTCGCTTGTTAGAATATCGAAATATTGTTAATTAAAACCAAATATCATGAAACACTTCATCTCTTTAATTTTAACCCTCACCATTGCATTCGGTGCCGTGGCAACCCCCCATAAATTATGAAACATCTATTTCTGTTGATCACGGCAGTGCTGTTGATCAACTCGTGCAAGCCCCGACTCAATCTCCAACCCTCGACCTCGGAGACCAAAACGATTATCGACTCCATTTTTGTGGAGACCAAAACAATCGACACATTGGTAATCCACCGTCCAGCGGACACAGTATTTATCAAGATACCGATCGCCAACTTGACAGCGAAGCGTATAGTAAAACGTTCCAATCATGCAAAATTGACCGTCCGAAAAGTGGACAGTATTTTAGTGGCGGAATGTGTGACGGACTCGTTGACAAGTGTTATAAAACAACAACAAAAAACAATCACCAAATTGCGTGCAACGACCACAGCCAAAAATACAACGGTTATCGTCCCAGAACGTTACATCCCGACTTTATTAAAGCCTCTTATATGGATTGGCGGTCTGGTGCTTGTAATACTTCTTGGAGGTATAGCAATTCGACTCTTAAAACCAAAATGGATTTAATCTAAAAACCAATGCCAAGACCAAGACTTGACGAAGAAGAAAACCAGCTAATAAAACAACACCGAGCATTAAAAAAAGAGTGTGATTTAACTGGAATACCAATGAATGAAGTCAATCATTATT